CAGTATCCATTGATCCGCCTTGTGCACGGATGTTAGAAATTTGAATGTTCGCAAGGTCTTTACTTAATTGCTTGTAACGTTCTTCACCAAAAAATTGACGCACTTTGCGTTCAATGTCAGCGGGCGCACCTGTTTTAAACCAACTTTGATTTTCAAGTTCACCAGCAACTTTCAATGTTTCTTGAATGTTACGGCGGGCTGTTGGCAATTCTGTTTGCCTACTAAGTAACCCATTTTTATATCCCAAATTAACTTCTGTATCTCTTGCTTCATTAGCCAAAATAGGCGCAGTACTACCAGGCGCACCAGGGCGGCGCACCGGATGTTGTGGCGGCACGGGTTTATTTAACTCTACAGTTTCAGGCGGCATACCCATTGCTTGAGGCGTAACACCACCTGCGGGTGCGGGCGGTTGACCTGCGGGCGCATTTGGCAACGGCGCAGCTTGTGGTGTTGTTGGCTCTTGCACCGGAACACCTGTCGCAACACCTGCGGGAACGTTTGCAGGTGCAGCTTGTGGTGGTGCTGTTTGCCCTGTTGTAACGCCTGGATAATTTGGCGTTCTGATTTGCCCTGATTGTGGCCCGCTTTGTGCAAATGTTGCAGGTTGTCCACCGGATGTTGTAAGTTGTGGCAATGCAGAACTAAATTGTGTTTCGTTGCTAACCAAGCCATTACGCAAGTTTGAAAGCGTTGATCTTACGCCTTCAATGTTATTGTTTTTTAACAAATCGTTGATTACGCCAAACGTCTTTTGCGTAGGAATCTTATTAGCTTCAAGAATGTTTTGCACAACACCTAATTGTGCTTTCATTCCTTCAGCATCGCCATTTTTAAATGCGTCCGAGTTTTCTAGTCCTGTCAGCATCCCGCCAACAATGCTTAATTGCTTTTGATTCAACCCAAGTTCAGCCGCACCTGCTTGCGCCTCTGCTTGTCGCAACGCAATCGGATTCATTTGTTCCGCTTGTTGATATGCTTGTGCGCCACGGGCAATATTTAACATATCACCTAAAGATGATAATCCTTGTGGTGCTTTTGCAGCCAAAGGAATGGTTGGGTCTACATAAGATGTTGCCATATTTATTCCTTAAAACGCATAATCAGCAACTGAACTAGGCACAACACCTTGTCCACCAAATCCATAGACGTTTTCTGCGCCATATTGATTCATTGCATTTTGAGCGTTTTGCAATGGCGATCCGGTTTTGGGTTTAAGCAATTGGCTTAATGCGTATGTTTGACCTGCGTTAGTAATTCCACCCGTTAAGGCATTTGCTACGCCAACATCGCCCGCTGCACCCGCTTGTGCTGATCCGGTAATACCTGCCGCTGTTGCCGCTGCACCGCCTGTCAACAAATCAGCAATGTTTTTACCAACGCCTGTTGTTAGACCAGTTCCGGTATAACCGTATACATTACCTGCATTGATTGCTTGACCTGTACCCGTTGTGCCTAAACCTGCAATGCCTGACAATGTGCTAAATATGTTGTTGCGCTGCGCTTGCCAATTGTTAAATGCTTGTTGATAAGCATTACCTGCATAATCTTCGGCAAACTTTGTTGCGCCCCTTGCAATGTTAGAGCCGCCACCACCAACGTTTAGGGCTTGCTTTGTAGCACCTAAACCTTGGTTAAGCATAAACTCATAATTAGGCGCAAGGTTAGATTTAAGATCAGCCGCCGTAAATGGTTGGCTGAAATAACCCGAATTAACCAATTCGTTTAGCTTTGCGGCTGCGTTTGTGCCTGTCGTAATAAACGGTGCTGTATACGCTTGGGATTGCCCATATATGCCGCCCAAATTACTCATTTGGCGATCAGCAATATCTCGCAATACAACAGCGTTACGTTCCGCTGTTTCTCGTTGCGCTGCCGATGCCTCTTTAGCGGCTTGTGCTTGTTTAGATGCGGCTGATGATGCTGCGCTACCGGAAATAGCACTTCCAAGCAATTGACCGCCAACCATAACGGCAGCGGAAACAGGATCACGCATTTCACGATACGCTGCGCCACCCGTAGGATCGCCGATAGGATGATCAATAGACATCGCCTTAGTTTGGCGGCGGGATAGGTATACTTTATGGTACATATTTGCTCCGATAGCATCTAAGTAGGATTTTATCGCTTTCTTGCCCTAATTCAATAAAACCCAATCTTTTGCAGAAATTTAAACCTTTGGGGTTGTCTTTTAAAACCGATGTTGTTGCATATCCGTATTTATCTATTACTTTCTTCAATGCCATCAAATGTCCCCTAATAGATGCTTTTGATGGTTTTCCGTATCCAATATGCAATTCGTGCCCTTTTTGCATAATTGCGCCAATTACTTCATCGTTTTGACGCAACGGGATAATTTCCCAATCAACCAAACATTTATTAAAGTCATTTAAAGAAATAGTTAGCCTATCCTTTACTGATTCATACAGCATAGAAATGGCTTGGTCTCTCATTACACAATGCTCGTAATAATGCCGTTTGTTACGGTAATTGTTTTTTGCACCGCATCACCGGATTTAAACGTTCCTGTTGCGCCGCCAACTACGTTGCTGCTTGTAACTGTAATAGGTGATGTTGTTACCGCTGTTAATTGACCACGGCTGTTTACAGTTAATGTAGGCACATTGCTAGAATTACCGTATGTCCCCGCTGTTACGGCTGTATCAGTAACTTTTATAGCAATTCCGCCTGATAAATTAGTAACGGTGATGCCTTGTCCGGCTGTTAATACATTTAATGAATATCCCGTGCCATTGCCAATCAATAATTGTCCATTTGCAGGAATAGTGCTTAATCCTGTTCCGCCATACACAACAGGCACAAGGTTAGAAACGTTTACCCCAACATAACTTGGGTTCATTAGCCACATCATCCATTCCCGTGCAGGCCTGCCCGTCATAGGATCAAGAAATGGGCTTTGCGGGAAAATGATGTTGGTATTGGGTGCTGTGGCCATTAGTTGTCCCCAACGCTACCTTTAAGGTTAGCCGACACAATCACAGCTTTAATTGGATCGCTAACAACTACTTCAAAAATACGATCCCGTGCCATGCCCAAACGCCGCCATATTGCACGATTCTTATACCGTCCAATTTTGCCAATGCTTACCCAATGTTCGTTTGACCAAGTGCTGCCGCCATCATTAGACCAACGCAGCATTGCTTTAGGCTCTGCCCCAAGCGTTTCTGTATTAATACTAAATTCATAGTAAATATTAATGATTTCTGTTGGATCAACCGTTTCTGTGGCTGATGGGCCAATAATTAAACTTGTTGGGCTTAAATTTTGATTAACAAAAGTTTGCCCGTTTAAGCCTACGCCTGGTTGAAACTGAATTTGCAATTCATCAAAGTATTGGCGTTGTAAGTCTGATGTAAGATGCGGAGCACGGCGCAATCTACGGATTTTGTTGCCATCTTCTGTATATACAGTTTGGTCTAATTTATAGATTTTTCCGTTTTCATAGTCACCGACTAAATTAACGCCCTGGAAAAACGCAGCGCAATTAGAACGATGCCGATGGTAGACACTTTGCTCATCAATAGACAGCCATTTATGCCACATCTTAGTAGTCAAATCGTATGCCCAAGTTAGATCGGCAGTCGGAAATGTAACTACATAAAATTCGTGGCCTTCAATTTGATAGCTATAAGCAATCGCATCGGAAATTACTTTGCCAACCAATGATTGTTCAACAGCATGGGTTGAAACTCGTTGAAATTGATAGCCTTGGATGCCGCCAATAATTGCTTGTCCTCTTGTGTCTTTCGATACAAACAAGAATTGTTCAGCAAATCGAGCAATTGAAAACTTAGCCGCAATACCATGCTGCAATGATGTGCCTGGCACACGCTGAAACGGAAAAGATGTAATGCCTGTGATTACATTACCAACGTCTACCCATACTTCGGACGTTACTTCACCAAGCAAATACACTTGCCGATGGTCAACAATAAATGACACTAAGTTATCAGGCGATCCGTCTTTTGATCCAAAATAACCTGTTGTGCTAACAGCCAAACCAAGGTCTGAGCACGCCCAATTTTGCGTGTTTGGTTGGTTGTAAACAATGTAGTTATCCACAGTATCGCAAATGTTTGCGCCTTGCCACGGGCCATCTGTGTCAGGCAAGACCGCAAATGTGTTTGTATCTGCAATCCATGTATAACGATCACCGCCATCAACAATATATGCCGTAAGCCCGTTATCTGTGGTTTGGTTGTCTGTAATAGATACAGGCCCTGTAGATGTGTTCAGCGTTCCAATTTGAGTTATTGAATCTACGCTTAATGCGGAATAAACCTTATCGCCGCACACAATCACCAAATAATTACCGCCTGATAACGCCCGCATCCCACGCACGGGAGCTTCGTTCAATTGTGCAAGCTTAACTAGTCCAGGCGTAGGATATAACGCAACAACGCCACGATCACCAGGCTGTTTTAACGGATCAATCTCAGGATAAAAGTTAATACATTCCTGTGCATCTTGGTAAATGCTAGGTGCTTCGTAAGATGGGCCAACAAAACCAAAATCAGGCATCGCCTATCCTTATCTAAAGAAACCACCTGACAAAATCCAACCTGCGTCACGCTGCCTGCTTACAAGCAATGCGTCAGGGAATCGTGCAGATTGTGTTGGGCGCATATTGGTACGCTTGACCGTAGCTTTAGCTTGCGCTGCCAAACTTGCAATCATTGCAATTTGCGTTTGATTGTTTTTGCCATACATAGGCATCAATCGTTCAGCCAAACACCACCGCAACGCCATTGAATAGCCTTGTGGCAAATTTATGTTGTCATACATTGTTGTAAATCGACTAAACAAGTTGTCAGCAAACAAGTGCATTTCACCCTGTGATGGGTTTGGCCACACAAAAATGTTTCCTAGCAATTCTGATGGTTGGTAATACAATGCTTTTGGCCACGGGCCGTTCATTGTCTTTAAACCAATCATTTCATAATCTTCAAGGTTCAACACGGCAACCGGATAATCCAACCCACCGTTTACAACAGGTTGACCGTTGGAGTTTGTGTTAATCCTAACAAATGCAGAATTAATCACTAACGGGCGTTGGTAATATGCCGTAATCGTTGTAGATGCAACCGTTTGCGAAATGTTGACGGTATATGTACCTGTCTCATTTACGTTGCCGCCTGCGCCTGTCAAAAACCCAACAATCGTTGTTCCGGCAGCGATACCCGTGCCCGTAATGGTTTGACCAATAGTTATTGCGCCTTGACTAATTGCCGTAATAGTTAAAGTTGTACCTGAGATAGAACCCGTTACAACAGCATTAGATTGTCCGCCTGGGCCGATGGTATATTGTGTTTGACCTGGCACAATAGGAAACACAATTTCGTTTTTATAAAACACCATCATATCTTCGTTTGACCATTGATCTATCATGTCATTCAATGTATCAAACGCATCTTGTGCAGCTTCAGGCGTTGGGCTTTCCCCCGCTTCCAATGCACCAATATCTCTTAATGCACGGCTGATAATATCTATTGGTAAAGCCATAATTTTTCCTAAATCTTAGGTGTAAATACTTGTGGCTTCCACGGCGGAATCGTTGGTTTTTGCGATCCCAAATAAGCCAATTGTTTCTCTAAATTAGATTTTATGACGCTTACGCCATCTTGGATAGATTCATTTTCTATCCATTGAGCAATCATTTCCTCTGTTACATCGCTAAACGGTACTTTGATAATTTGATCGGAAAATGTCCAATATCCTTCGGTATCTACCGACAAATCATCAACGTACGCTTTAACGTAATATCTAGCACCCGTGATTAATTCATCGGTTGCCAATACATCGAGTATTTTCCAAGTAAAGTTAGCCATGATTTATGCCGGATCGTTAATACCAGGAATGTTATCGTTTGACCAAATTTGTACGGCAGATGAATCTTTCAAAATAAACTTATAACGCACTCCACCCGTTAACCAAATTTGATTTGGCGGACGGCCATACGAATCCAAAACAATAGGATTTGAGTTGGCAATATTGCCTGCGCTTGTTGTGTAAGTAGCTTCAGGGGCGGATGTTCCGGCTGTGTAGGTATAAAGCAAACCACCGTTTAATGGCTGTCCTGTGTTGCTAAAAAACTGTGCGCCTGCACCGCCAATTGGAGATAAGTAAACTGACATAATTTGTCCTATGCGGTATATGAGCCGCTGCTAGTAAATTTAACAATCGTATTTGATCCGCTAGTTGTTACTGTTGGCGAACCCGTAACTGTTCCGGTATATTGCACCGTTGGGATAGACAAAACAACAACGCCTGATCCACCCGATCCGCTTGATACCGCTGTTGTGCCGCCACCGCCGCCCGATCCTGTGTTAACTGTTCCGGCTGTTGCAGGCGTTGTAATACCTCCGCCTGTTCCACCGCCGCCCGTCCCGCCTGTTCCGCCTGGCACGTTTTGCGATCCGCCCCCGCCGCCACCTCCGGCATAAGTAACGCTTGATCCGGTTATAGAATTAGCAAGACCTGCACCGCCTGTACCGCCTTGCGTGCTTGGCGTGCTATTTGATCCGTTTGCCCCTGCCCCGCCTGCTCCGCCGGATGTTTCATAAAAAGTTGTTGAATCACCTGACCCCGCTTTATGCTCTGTTGGGCCACCGGATGCATAAATGTATGCTTTGCCGCCACCGCTACCAATATAAGAATTAAAAGTGCTATCAACACCTGCTGCGCCGTTGTAAACATAAGTGCCACCTGCACCACCTGCGCCAACAACAATAGTATATGTAACACCTGAATTTAATAATGTTG